CACGGTTCTTCTGCGTCTGCCAAAGTGTGATCTTGCCGAAGAACTTTTCAGAACGTCTGGGGCCAAAGGCACGTAGGCGATACGTAGGTTTGCATGTGGTGTGGTTGTAGTCAATCATATCACTGACCTGACCCAGCAACCAGTCTTGCAGACGTTTGTCGTTACAGTCCCACATGTTGTAGTCGTTGTAGTCACCCCACTCACGTAGTACCTCGTCAGGTTCAGACATATCTGTCTTGTATGCCTTCTGTACGACAAAGCCCTTACGTGTGGGGGCAAACACACGGTACTGCCCCCCTGTACATAGTGACACTAAGCCTGACATAGGGAACACCTCCCCGTCATAATTACGAGTCCACTCGATCTCGTCGAACTTGTGTTCGCCATAGGGTACAACAGCATCAGCGATCTCAGGCTCATGCTGCTGCACCAAGTCCATGTTTACAGGACGAATAGTATAAGTAGCCATATTACAGTCTCCATGTTAATACTAAACCCCCGCAACTACATGCAGGGGTTCCATTGGTTCTTCTTCATTCATAGATTGAATGCCTCTAAGGTTGATTTGATTTCTTCTGTCAACCCATGTAGAGTTGATGTTACAACAAGCTCCATTGAACTCAACTTGTATTCCAAGTCGGCAATCTTAGCTTTCAACTCACCATTCTCATTGCGAGTTACCATAAAGTCACGGCGTTCACGCTTCTTCATGGCAGGTTGCATACCCTCAGTGTACAGATTGTACCCACGAGACTTGTTACGATAGCCGAGAGTTCTACGCCATAGGAACAGTGTAGGTTTCATGATACCAAACTTATCAGCAGTCTCATCACAAGTGTGATTGTCGTAATACTGGCACACCTCATGCTTGAAGCTCAAAGGATACTTGACGCAAGTCTTATGGAACCCCACCCGTTTGGCAAGTGTCACCACATGATGCTGCGGTATTGAGAACTTCTGCGCAGTTTTAGCTGCACTATTTGATTTGTAATGCTCCACAACTTGTGTTGCAAACTCAGTTGAATAGTTAATACGTCCCATGTTATTTACTCCTCTATTACACGGATGTTACGTATGCCCTTCTGGCGTAGGGCGTTTAGCATACCCTCCAATCTCCTGATCGGAATGGTACAGGTGAACACATCATCCACATATATTTTGACAGTTCTAGTCGTCATAGCATGTAACCATGCGTTGCACTAGACTCTCTACACATTTGATCTCACCATCGGGTAGATGCAACTCTAACTCCATATCTGTGTGACCAAAATTCTCCACATCATTCTGCACTAGGCGAACAACTATCTCGTTAAGGTTGGCACCAGTTTCGTCCAACATGATTGCACCTTCCTCAGTCTCATACCAACCAGTCAATATTACTGACATTTTTTCATCATCCTTATGAACGTTTTGCTTGTAGTGCTGCAATCATTGCTTCCAGTTGATCCGCACCATTAGATTTGATCGCACGTTCTGCCCATGCTTGAGCATCCCATTCTTTCGCAGGTTTCTTGATGGTAGGGAATGCCTCAGCAAACGCCTTAGACTTCACACCCACCTTGGATGCAGCAAGAACCTTGACACCCTCTAACACGTCATGGTTGAGGCCACCATTTTTACCAACTTTGCACGATGCCTTACCATCCTTGAAAGTAAACTTCACGTCAGACAAGGCCACCGCAAGAATACGTTTGAGGGGCGCACTGAATTGAGATAGCTTGTACCCATCCTCAATCTTGTATGACCCAAACGACTTACCATTGGTGAACGCAATGAGGGCGTACATCGGCTTATTGTTTTTCTGCCCGAATTGATCCAAGGCATATTCCACCGCCTTGAAAAAACCATACTCCGCACCACGTGCATTAGATACCCAAGATTTAACATAATCAGTCATAGCATTTATCCTTTCGCTTTGCTATTGCCAGACAATTAGATACACTCACTATCCGAATGTATCTAACACGCTGGCAACGTGTAGCCCTAAGTGTTACTATCTATCCGTTTGGATAGCACCGTTCGTAGGCATCCTGTACCAATGTATATCACCCTATCCGAAAGGATAGCTTTACTAGACTATCGGATATATTCCGTAGCGTAGTGGCTAGGCCCATTGGGTTTAAGTTTGTATCGGATTGTATGTATTAATTCGGGCCGCATTGCTAGTCAATGTTGTCACCCTAGGGGAAAACCATACGAAAAACCCCTTTCAACTTGTATCTAAACTAGGCGCAAAGTTTACATGCGTAAAACCATGATCGGGATTGTCGGTCCCTAGGTCTAGCCCTAGTCGAAAATCAGATTGTCAAATAACGTGGTGCCTATCGGCGGTGTCGGCCTATCGGTGAACCAAGCCCCAATCGGCGGCGACAACCAATAGATAGCCCGCCGATCTGGTGAAAGTCACGGGCAAGAACGGATAATTTTATATCCAAAGGGATAGTTTTTGAAGAAAATTCGGATAGGTTTTCGTCTATTTTCTCTTTTAAGTTGTGGTCTGATAGGTCTAATCAACTTTAAATAGGTTGTAAGGTTGGGGTGATTCGGCAACTTAAAAGGGAATTACAATGTATTCTGGTTGTATTCTGTCGGGGTGATTCGCAAGTGTAGGTTGTGTATCTATTACTATCGTCTAATACTATCGGATAGGTCAGGATAGGTGACGTATTCTTGGTGTGAGACTAGACGAAAGTAATAGTGCTATCCGATGGGGTGGGTTATATTATAACATTAGTTAGTGAGGGATAGGTGATATATCCGAAAGGATAGTTTGTGATCACAAAAAGGATAGATGATGTATCCAAAAGGATAGTTGGTGCTTGTGCGTATATATAATGTGATCACAAAAGGATACATAACTTTAACCCCAACAGATATGTGATCACAAATTCGGATAGTCAAAATATCCAAAAGGGTAGTTAGGAATTACCAGTTGTATAGAATAAGTAATACTTTCAGATACTTAGCTAATACAAAAGGATATTTTCCTAATGCTTTCGGATAGAGAGAGCTATACGGTAGGGTGTATGGGCCACCCCCCACGTCCCCGTACGTATATATACCCAATGACAGCGGGGGGTATTTTTTAAGTCCGTTAACCACAAGAGTTAACAGGCAGTATTTAGCCCCTGTTTAAGTGAATTTAATGAACAACTGTTCAGTTTAATCAACAAGCTCACGTTTTGTTACAGACTGTAACATTTTGTGATATCACTTTGTGTTACAATTGATCACTTTTTGCTATAAAGGGTTGACTTCGGGGGCAGTATATGGTATAATTAGTGTATAACTACTTTAAAGAATACTTAAAGTTTAAACTTGAATACTATTTTTTACTAGAATCTAGTAGAAATTAGAAACATCAAGTACAAACTTGATGTAAATACTTTAAGTATTACTTAAATATCTCCCTTTTTCTGTCGTATCATAAAAAGCTACTTGCTTTTTGTGAAACTTAAAGTATAACTACCCATGAAAAAACCAAAACTATACGCTTCAGAGACTATTCTCGAAGATTTCTACGAAGCATTAGTAGACCGTAACGAAGCAAAACTACGTAGAGTACACATACCTAGATCAGATGTGTTTTATATACGTGAAGCTATCCACCAAAAGACTGGCACAAGGTATACTCTCGACAGAGTAGAGAGAGCTATGTACCTTGAGGGGCATTTAAGTAGAGATGATGTCCTAGATCCAAACAGAAAGAGGGACTGGGAAGATGACTGAGTATGATTTTAATGGTAATGGTGTAATTGATCCAGAAGAACGTGAGATTATGCTAGAAGATCGTCGCCGTAGAATGGAAGACGAAGATGCTAAACGTGATGCACAAAGGAATATGACCTGGTTTGCACTGTCTGGTATGGTACTTTACCCAGCAGCTATCCTAGCAGCATCAGTTACTGGCTTAGAAACAGCAGCGGGGCTTATTGCTGACATTGCTAACATTTATGTCGTCTCTGTTTCAGCATTAGTTGGTGCATACTTTGGCTTCAATGCTATGGGTAAGAAATGATACAGGCACTTATAGGACCAATCACCGAATTAGCTGGGACTTTTCTTAAAGGTTCTATTGAAAAGAAAGCTGCAGAGACTAGAGCTAAGGTAGCTAAGGCTGAAGCTGAAGCACAGATCATGTTATCTGCTGCGACATCAGAAGCTGAGTGGGAAAGAGTAATGGCTCAAGGTAGTCAGAACTCTTGGAAAGACGAATGGCTCACTATTCTCTTTTCTATTCCACTAATTCTAGCATTTACTGGAAACTGGGGTAGAGATATTGTAGCTCAAGGTTTCCTAGCATTAGAGACTATGCCTGAATGGTATCAGTATACACTTGGAGTAATCGTAGCAGCCAGCTTCGGTATTCGATCCGCAACTAAATTCTTTGGGAAATAATAATGGCTTTTAAATTATCAAACAGATCACTAGGTAAACTAGAGGGTGTACACCCTGATATGGTAGCTACAGTTAAACGTGCTATTGAACTTACTAAAGTAGACTTTGGAGTTACTTACGGTGTACGTACAATGGAAGAGCAAGAGAAGCTCTATGCAGCTGGACGTTCACAAACAATGAAGTCTAAACACCTCATTCAAGATTCTGGTTATTCACATGCGGTAGACCTTGTAGCATACGATGGGCCTAATGTGGTGTGGGAATTGAATGTGTATGATGACATTGCGGATGCAATGGCGGAAGCAGCTAATGAAGTTGGTTGTAAGATTAAGTGGGGTGCTGCATGGTCAGTGGGTAATATCGCTGAGTATGTAGGTACTATGGAAGATGCTATGAACGAGTACATTGATCTTCGTCGTAGCCAAGGCCGTAGGCCGTTCATTGATGGACCTCACTTTGAATTAATCATGTAATTTGGCGGTATAAGTTTTAAGTATAAGATTTATAAATAGACTAGTGGGGGTAAACAGAGAACCGTCCTCGTTCCCCTCACAGATTGGATAGTTATGGCAGAAAAGAAAAAAGATAGTAGACTAGCTCGTGCAGGTGTATCAGGTTATAATAAACCTAAACGTACACCTAATCACCCCAAGAAGTCTCATGTTGTCGTAGCTAAAGAAGGTGACAAAATTAAAACCATTAGGTTTGGTGAGCAAGGTGCTAAGACTGCAGGTAAACCTAAGTCTGGTGAGTCGGACCGAATGAAAAAGAAACGTGCATCTTTTAAGGCACGACACTCAAAGAATATTAAAAAGGGTAAGATGTCTGCAGCTTACTGGGCAGACAAGGTTAAGTGGTAATGTGGATTGGTATCATGTTACTTTGCTACGATACTTCGGCTCTATCTTGCCAAGTTGTAGCTAAGTCAGAACCTTTCTATACAGAACAAGCTTGCCTAAAAGAAGCAGAAGAGTTTGCTAATACCCTACTAGCTCAAGGTGTGATGGCTATACCACACTGCCATAAGATTAAAGGGGGTAGTATTTGATGGCTACTAAACCAAAAAAGAAATCTACAGTAAATGCTGCAGGTAACTACACAAAACCTACTATGCGTAAGAACCTCGTTGCAAAAGTCAAAGCGGGTTCAAAAGGTGGCAAACCTGGACAATGGTCTGCGAGAAAAGCCCAGATGGTGGCCAAGCAGTACAAAGCCAAAGGCGGGGGCTATAAGTAATGAAGGCTCCTCAGAAGTCTCTCAAGAAGTGGACACAACAGAAGTGGCGAACAAAGAGTGGAAAGCCTAGCGGTAAGACTGGCGAAAGATATTTACCAGAGAAGGCTATCAAATCTTTGTCGTCGGCAGAGTATTCTGCCACTACGAAAGCAAAGCGTGAAGGTACAAAAGCTGGTAAGCAGTTTGTAAAACAACCAAAGAAAGTGGCTGAGAAAGTCAAAAAATTTAGAGCAGCAGAAGGTGGCGTAGCTATGAAAAAACCAAGTGCAGACCAAAAAGGTCTAAAGAAACTTCCAAAAGAAGTGCGTAATAAAATGGGTTATATGAACAAAGGTGGTATGGCAGCACCTAAATTTAAACCATGCGCAGGGTGTCCAACACCAGCTAAGTGTACAGCAGCAGGTAAGTGCTTGAAAAAGTCTGGTATGTATGGTGGTGGTATGGCCAAAAAGAAAACTGGTTATAACAAAGGTGGCTACGTAAACTGTGGTGCATCAATGAAACCTAATGGTAAATCAAGGAAGTAACAATGGCTAAGATGACACTACGCCAGTATGCTAACAAGTGGTTGAAGGACAAAGGTACAACTGCTAAAGAAGCTAAAAAAGATGCTGGTAAATATAAAAGTATTGCAGCAGCTAAAAAAGCTGGCTCTTTGTATTACACTAACAAAGACGGTAAGACTATGCTTGCGGTCTATGCAGAAGACCTAAAGACTCCTAGTCGTACTAGCTCACCAAAACCTAAACTACGTCCAACCAAAAAAACAGATAAGCCAAAAGGTAACCTTACTAAACGCCTAGATACTAAGGGTACTACACCAAAGAAGCAGTCTGTACAAGATATTTCTCTTACAGCTACTGCTGCTATTGATGGTAAGTCTGGTGTAGATAAATACATCAAAAAACTTCAGGCTGAAATAAAAGAACTAAAAGCAGAAGCCGCTGCAGCTAAGAAACGTGGTGTCGTACCCAGAAGGATTCAAAACGAAATCCGAGTTAGGGAAGGTGCTATCAAACGTATAAGGGATAAAAGAAAATGAAAAAGCGTAAGTACAATGTAGGTGGTTCTGTAACTGGTATGTCTACAGGCAATCAAGGGTACACAGCTAACAACTCTTACAACCCAGTAGAAGCTGGTATGCAACAAAATGCTATGAAACGTGCAGCCACTGGCGTAAAAAGTACTATCAATATGAATAAAGGTGGTATGGTTAAAGCTAACTGTGGTGCTTCTATGAAACCAAACCGTAAGGCACGAAAGTAAATGGTAGCTCTAGCCTACACCACTAAGTCTGAAAGCATCAGTGTTTCTGCTACTGCTGGTGGTAGTAGTGCAGATGTACTATACACTTGCCCTGCAAAACATGATGCTACTATTGATATGCTTCTTGTTACTAATGGTGATAACTCCACTGACAAAATATACTTAGAGTTTTATCATGCAGATGATACTACCTATCATAAGCTGGTAAATGGTAAGTCTGTAGCAGGTCACGATACTTATAGTGTTCTTAATGGTACTCTTGGTATGCATTTACATGCTGGAGATAAAATTGTGATCTATGAAGAGTCTGGTTCTACCTTTGATGCCACTATCTCAGTAAGAGAGTTTTTTAACCCTAATCGCATCTCTGCATAACGGGGTTGCAATATTATCAATAGTATGTTATAACTATCTGTGTAAAACTACTCCTGCCTAGTTAGGGCTAACATATAGGAGTAGAATAAATGTTAAATTGGTTAAAAGCAGTAGTTAAAGCACTTCAAGAATCACGTCAAGCAGAAGCAGACCGTAGAATTGCAATGATGCAACTAGGACGACTGTCCGACAGAGAACTAAGCGATCTAGGCATTGGCCGTGGTCAGATAAGAGATGTAGTATATAATGGCAAAGAATCTTACTGAAAAACAAGAAGCATTTCTTGATGCTTTGTTTGGACAAGCCGAAGGCAACCCTGTAAAAGCACTTAAGCTTGCAGGGTATGCCGAAGGTGTGGCTTCTAGAAGAGTTATGGAACCTTTAAAAGAAGAGATTGCTGAACGTACTCGTGACTTTATCGCAAGCAATGGTCCACAAGCTGTTTGGTCTATGATGCAAGTAATGCGATCCCCAACCGACTTGGGCAATAAAGAGAAGATGGCAGCAGCAAAGGATTTCCTTGATAGAGCTGGCTTTGTAAAAACAGAAAAAGTCGAAGTTAAATCTGAAAGCCCTTTGTTTATTCTGCCTCCAAAGACAGATGAAGACTAAAACCTGGAAGTTACCTAAACCCATAAAGAAAAAGAAAACCTACGAGTTTGTTCCCGTAGTAAGAATTGGTAGAATCGTACCATTTGGGTATAGACAAGACCCTAATGATGATGATATACTCTTGCCAATACCAGAAGAACTAGAACTATTTGAGGAAGCAAAAGAGCACCTTAAGAGGTATAGTTACAGAGAAGTAGCAGCTTGGTTGACTCAAGCCTCTGGTAGATCAATCTCACATGTAGGTTTATACAAGAGGGTAAAGCTTGAGCAAAAACGTAAGAACGCAGCTTCAGTCTACCATTTCTGGGCCGAAAAATATAAGGAAGCAGCCGAAAAAGCGGCGAAGCTCGAAGACCAAAGACTTGGTAGAAAGCAAGACATTAGAGACGACTCCAGCGATTCCGAAGCCAGAGCCGATTGATGTAGAGCAAGCTCAACGTGAAATTATCTTTGAGCCTAACCCAGGTCCACAAACAGATTTTCTAGCTGCAACAGAACAAGAAGTTCTCTATGGTGGTGCAGCTGGTGGTGGTAAATCCTATGCTATGGTTGCTGACCCAGTTAGGTACCTAGGTAATCCACAAGCAAGAATGCTTCTTGTTCGTAGATCGACAGAAGAACTAAGAGAGCTTATCTCAGTATCTAAACAACTATATCCTAAAGCTATTCCTGGGATTAAGTTTATGGAACGAGATAAGACTTGGGTAGCCCCTAGTGGAGCTACACTCTGGATGTCTTACTTGGATCGTGATGATGACGTTATGCGCTACCAAGGTCAGGCATTTAACTGGATTGGTTTTGACGAATTAACGCAATGGCCTACACCCTATCCTTGGAACTATATGAGGTCACGTCTTCGTTCAACCAAAGCTAGTGGGCTACCTTTATATATGAGGGCCACTACTAACCCTGGTGGTCCAGGACATGCTTGGGTTAAAAAGACCTTTATTGATCCTAGTCAACACAACAAATCTTTTTGGGCTACAGACCCAGACAGTGGTGAAACAATTACGTGGCCAAAAGGTCATAGCAGAGAGGGTGAACCTCTTTTTAAAAGAAAGTTTATCCCTGCAACTTTGTTTGACAACCCCTTCCTATCTGATGACGGAATGTACGAAGCTAACCTTTTGTCTCTCCCAGAACATCAGCGTAGACAGCTTCTCGAAGGCGACTGGGATATTAACGAAGGTGCAGCCTTCCCTGAGTTTAGTCGTCGGCATCATGTGGTAGAACCTTTTGAGATTCCACAAAGTTGGCCAAGGTTCCGTGCATGTGACTACGGTTATGGTTCTTACACTGGTGTCGTATGGATTGCAGTAGCACCTGACGAACAACTAATTGTATACCGTGAAATGTATGTCAGCAAAGTTCTTGCAACTGACTTAGCTGATATGATCTTAGAAGAAGAAGCAGACGAAAAAATACGTTATGGAGTTCTTGACTCTTCTTTGTGGCATAAGCGTGGTGATACTGGCCCTAGTCTTGCTGAACAGATGATCGTTAAAGGTTGTCGTTGGCGTCCAGCAGACCGATCAAAAGGGTCACGTGTCGCAGGTAAAAACGAAATGCATAGAAGGTTGCAAATAGATGAGTTTAC